TCATCGACTACCGGTTCAATGACAAGTTTCAGGCGATAGCCCGTATCTACCGTTTCATGCAAAAACATCCTGTAGACCTTTACTTGGTCTATGCAGAAAGTGAAGGAGAGATATTCAAAAGCTTTATGCAGAAATGGGCGCAGCATCGTGAAATGGTTTCTAAAATGACTGATATCGTCCGTGAGAACGGTCTGTTCGGTTTGCAGGCAGAGGAGAAGATGATGCGCTGGATGTTTGCCAGCCGTGAAGAAAAATCCGGTAAACTGTGGAAAGCCATCAATAACGACAATGTTTTGGAGTGTCAGAAAATGGAAAGCAACTCGGTGGATTTGGTTGTAACCAGCATCCCTTTTTCCAATCATTACGAATATACGCCGACCTATAACGATTTCGGGCATAATGAAAGCAACGACAAGTTCTTCGAGCAGATGGACTACCTCACACCAGAACTGATGCGGATATTGAAGCCTGGGCGGCTGGCTTGCATCCATGTGAAAGACCGTGTATTGTTCGGTAATGCCACAGGTGACGGTATGCCCACCATCGACCCGTTCTCCGAAATGACGGTATTTCACTACATGAAACACGGATTCCGCTACATGGGGCGTATCACAGTAGATACCGATGTGGTAAGGGAGAATAACCAGACCTACCGCCTTGGCTATACAGAGATGTGCAAAGATGGTTCTAAGATGGGTATTGGTTGCCCTGAATATGTGCTTCTTTTCCGTAAACTGCCTTCTGATACTTCACGTGCCTATGCAGATTTGCCAGTAACCAAGAATAAGAATGAATATTCGTTAGCCCGCTGGCAAATAGATGCTCATGCAAGTTGGAAATCTTCAGGTAATACTTTGTTAAGCTATGAAGATATGAAAGTTGCCGGTATTGACAAGATACGCCATTTGTTTAGAAACTATGAGCGTGAACATATATACAATTATGAAGAACATGTTGCTTTCGCTGAAGAATTAGAAGTTTACGGTAAACTACCAAAAACATTTATGGCCGTAGATCCTGTAAGTAAGAAACCTTGGATTTGGGATGACGTTACCCGGATGCGTACACTCAATACCAAGCAGTCACAGAAAAAACGTCAAAATCATATTTGTCCTCTTCAGCTTGATATTGTTGAGAGGTTGATTGAACGGTATTCAAATAAAGGAGACTTGGTATTCGACCCATTTGGCGGTATCGGTACTGTTCCTTACTGTGCTATTAGATTGGGGCGTAAAGGGCTCTCTACCGAGTTGAATTATGACTATTGGAAAGACAGCCTTTCATACTTGCATGAAGCTGAAATTGAAGTGAATGCACCGACGCTATTTGATTTGATGGAAGCTATTTAATCTAAATAAGAATGGATATGTATTTGTATAAAAACAGACCACCGCCTTTATTAAATAGTGTGAGATTATTCTTAGTCTAACAATTTAACCCGATCGATATGATAACATTGAATAGGTTTGCCCAGAGATGCTTGAATATCATGAGGAAGCGCTTTAAGATGAATGAGCATAGCTCAAGAAAAGCGTTTAGCATAAGAATTGAAGCCGTTTGGAGAAAATTCGATATTGCTTCTAAATATAGGAGTGATAATCTTCCTAAATATTCGGAAGATGAAGAATTGGCAGCCGAGATGATAATTTACCTTGTTGCCTATTTAAAAAGATTTGGTTGTGAGGACATTGAACAGCTTATCAAAGATAAGATAGAGTTCGATGATAGAAAAAATGATTAGGTGTTGTTACTGACTGTTTGTGTTGTTGATTTTGTGTTGTTGATTTTAATATAGTTAGTTATGACAGAGATTATTCAAGTCTGCCTACTTGATTTTAATAAGGGGCAGCTCACGGGATTGCCGAAAAATCCACGTTTTTTTCGTGATTACCGCTTTGAAGCGATGAAGAAAAGCATTCAGGATTCGCCAGAGATGCTTGAGCTTCGAGAACTTATAGTTTTTCCCTACAATGATGGCAGATATATTGTTGTTTGTGGTAATTTACGTTTGCGGGCTTGCAAGGAGTTAGGTTATAAAGAGTTGCCTTGTAAAATTCTGGCACCTGATACCCCCGTTAAGAAGTTGAGGGAATATGCCACTAAAGATAATGTCAATTTTGGTGAGAATGATTTGGACGTTATGGAAAACGAGTGGAATAAGGCGGAACTCCAAGACTGGGGCATCGAATTTGCCCCGGAGAGGAAAGAGGATGAATTTAAAGAGCGCTTCGATGCCATCACGGATGATACAGCCATTTATCCTCTCATTCCAAAGTATGACGAAAAACATGAGTTGTTTATCATCACCTCAAGTAATGAGGTAGATAGCAACTGGCTTCGTGAAAGGCTGGACATGCAGCACATGAAGTCGTACAAGACCGGGAAAATAAGTAAATCCAATGTAATTGATATAAAAGACGTTCGCCATGCCCTGCAAGATAGTAATACCAAGTCATAAACGCCATGACCGGGTGTTCGCTAAAAAGTTGGTGAACGATCCTATCATTTGCGTTGCTGAAAGTCAAGCTGACTTATATCAGCAATTTAACCCGGAATGTGAAATTGTTACTCATCCTGACGACGTTATGGGCCTCATCCCGAAACGTAATTGGATGGCAAAGCATTTTGGAGAACTTTTCATGCTTGATGATGATGTCCATGCCTGCAAACCTATTTATGTGGAAAAAGGAGAACCTAGCCGGATAAAGGATAAAGATAAGATAACCAATATCATTCAGTCATTATTTGAGATGGCCAGTATGATGGATGTACATCTGTTTGGCTTCACCGCTCGGATATCGCCGGTAATGTATGATGAATCCGCTTTTCTTTCTCTTTCGAAAATGATAACCGGTTGCAGTTATGGAGTAATCTATAACAAAAACACTTGGTGGAATGAGGAAATACGTTTGAAGGAAGATTTTTGGATTTCTTGTTACATGAAGTACAAAGAACGTAAGGTTTTAACCGATTTGCGGTATAATTTTGAGCAAAAGAACACTTTTGTAAACGCTGGTGGGCTTGCTTCTATAAGGAATCAGGAAGAGGAACGTAAATCTATCCTCTTTATCAAAAAGAATTTTGGTGATAGTATTTTGCTAAAGAGTGCAACCACTAATGGGAAAGACAAAACAAAGCAGCTCGTTCAATATAATATATCATGCAAATTCAAATTCTAATAGTCTGTAAAAAAGGCGTTTAAATGGCGTCCATTCTGTTTGTCATATTCGCCTTTTTTAGCTAATTTTACTGATGTAATAAACTAAAAGTCAAACCATTAAATTAGAATTATGATTATAAGAACAGTTTGCGGATATGATTTCTTTGAGGTGAGTTCTGCAATGCAGAAAGCCATTAGGCGAGCCGACACCGGGGTAGCCGGCTTTTTTGCATTGGAACTTTGGGCGAGTGGGTACCGCGACTATGTGTGGAAGCGTCTGTTTACCATTAGTGCTGAAGATTGCTATGGAATCATTACTAAAGAGATAGAAGCATTGTGGCAGGGGCATGAGCTGGTAAACAAGACTGCTACTGAACCCAAAGGGAGGATATTTGTGAGTAAAGCTGTTATTCTCCTTTGTGAATGTAGAAAGAATCGTGATGCGGATCATTTGCAAAACTTCATCTATGATAGAAAGGATATTGATATAGAAAAGTGGATAAATGATGTCAGGCGTTACCCTATTCCTATCCCAGATTACACTTTCGATGTACATACACGAAAGGGTAAAAAACATGGGAGAACCAAAGAAGAATTCTTTCAGGAAGAATACAAGGCGTTACAACCTCGTGTTCCTGGTTTATTCGATGATTTGGTTCAACCCAGTCAACCAAAGTTATTTAATGATGAAACCACGGCTAAGTAGCTGTGGTTTCTCATATTTCATATAAGTCAAACCAATTTAATTAAAAAAATGAACACGTATTACAAATTTGCGCCAAATGTATTTTTGGCAAAGTGTGATGAGAAGCACGAAAAAGGTGAAACTATTGAAGTTACCACCAAGTATGGTAAGGAGAACGAAAGTATAGTATTTAACCTAATCTTCGAAAAAGATGGGTTTTACTATTATTCCATCGTTAGAGCTGACGGCTTTAATGTTCAAGAATGGGCTAAGCAAAGAGCGGAACGCAGGCATGAATGGGCGTCATCGGCTGTACAAAAAAGTAATGAGTATTTTCAGAAATCAAATAAGCATCGTGATTTCCTTTCTTTGGGTGAGCCTATCAAAGTTGGACACCATAGCGAACGAGGACATCGCAAAATGATAGATGATGCCTGGAATAACATGGGGAAAAGCGTTGAGCTTAGTGATAAGGCTGCCGAACATGAAAGAGTTGCGAAGTATTGGGAAAAAAGGGCTAATACGATAAACTTGTCCATGCCGGAAAGTATAGATTTCTACGAACATAAGTTGGAACAAGCAAAAGAATATCATGAAGGATTGAAGTCCGGCAAATATCCACGTAGCCACTCTTACACTCTCACTTATGCAAAAAAAGAAGTGAATGAGTTGCAAAAGAAATACGAACTTGCAATAAAACTGTGGGGCGATGTTTACTAATCTGTAGTATCTCAAATAATTTACTATGAGAGAATTATCTAAAGAAATCTCATTACAAAGGGTAATGAGGGCTTCAGGTCGTGTACCTGTACAATGCTCATGCAGTGTTTGTAAACAACAATGTCATACGCCATGTTTAGGTACTCCTGATGATATTGAACGAATTATTGATGCAGGTTATGCCGACAGGTTAGCGTTGACGAACTGGGCTGCTGGTATATTCTTAGGGGTTATTAATATTGCTATTCCGATGATTCAGCCCGTTGCTGGTAAGGAGTATTGTGCTTTTTTCGAGAATGGACTGTGTATCTTACATGATAAGGGTTTGAAGCCCACTGAAGGACGTTTGTCTCATCACACTGTCAGGAAGGATAACTTCAATCCTACTATGAGTATTGCTTGGAACGTTGCAAAAGAATGGCTGATGCCGGAGAATGAGGATGTACTTTCTCGTGTAGTAAATAAATTCTTGAATGCAAGGAAGCCATGAATGTGTGTCAATCAATACCTCGTAGAGATTGTAAGGTGTTTGCTAAATGTGGAGCAAAATCCTTATCACATTGCCGGCGGCACCGCGAAACTGATGAGAAGTGTAAAAGTTGTACTCTAATTCATCGTAAGCCGCGTAATCGGATTATAGATGATTCAGGACGTGAAATGAAAAGATGTACCCATTGCGGAAATTACTTCTACTTGAACCGGTTCTACAATCGTATAGTGGTGAGAAAAGGTAAGGAATATCATTTGTTGACTTCCTGGTGCCGTATGTGTATGTCACAGATTAATAATCAGAGGGCAAAGAAGAAAAAGTGATTTGTCTATTAAATTTTTTGTATGAAATATTATGCTTCAGTCAGCTTTGGAAAGGATTCCTTGGCAATGCTTTTCATGCTAATAGAAAAAGGATATCAGTTGGATGAAGTCGTTTTCTATGATACAGGTATGGAATTTCAGGCAATCTATAACACTCGTGATGCTGTTCTTCCAATTCTTAAAAAACTTGGCATTAAATATACCGAACTGCATCCGGAGCAACCTTTTCTTTGGACAATGTTTGAAAGGCCGGTTAAGAAAAGAGGGACCAATATTATTCATAAAAAGGGATATAGTTGGTGTGGGGGAACATGCCGGTGGGGAACGAGTGAAAAACTTCGTGCATTGAAAGCTCACACAAAAGACGGAATTGATTATGTCGGTATTGCTGCCGATGAGACCCATCGCTTTGAAAAGGAAAATCGACCTAATCGGGTTTTACCACTTCGTGATTGGGGTATTACTGAAGCAGATGCACTCCAGTATTGTTACACAAAAGGTTTTGTTTGGCATGAGGATGGAGTAAGGCTATATGAGCTACTTGATCGTGTGAGTTGCTGGTGTTGTGGAAATAAGAACTTGAAGGAGTTGAAGAATATGTATTTGTATCTTCCATGGTATTGGAAAAAGCTGAAAGAACTTCAGTTAAATACCGATAGGCCCTATCGTCGTAATAGTGGAGAAACCATTTTTGATTTAGAGGAAAGATTTAGACGTGAATTGTTGAAGAAAAAAACTGATTAAAATGGCGTTAAAATGGCGAAGTTTCTGTTTGCTAAACTTGTCAATAACGATTACCTTTATAGACGTAAAGCATTAAAAGTCAATCAACATGAAGAGGAATGAAAAAATAGAAAAATTAGAAAGACTAGGTATTTTCAATCAATGGAAATATAACACAGAAAGAGCAAATGATACATTTAATATTGAGTGTCCTGACTTCTCAATGACAAATGAAGAGCGGGTGAACAATTTGTTAGATGTTGATTGCTGTTTTCATCGATTTCTAGCTATCTCATTCCCTTTTAATGGTACTCCTGAAGGCGTTGCTTTTTGGGAGAATATTGCAAAAAAATAATCGAACTTAATTGAATTGAAATTATGAGTAAAAAAGATTTAATAGAGCAGAACATTACAAGAGTTCAAGAATATGTGAGGGAACTTATTGAAGATGCAAAGTGGAATAATGGTGTTTCGGAAACTCTTGAATCTACTTCAATAATTGTAGGTAATAGTGATGATATCTATGATTTTGCAATTTTATTTGCTTCTAATACTGAATGTGTTTATTGTGAATTCATAGATAGTAAAATAGAGTACATTGATTGTGAATTAGATTGTGAAATATGCCAATTTGAAGGAAGAATAATTTTTCAATATATAAACGGAAAATTTCATAATCCTGCTAGTCAAATTATCGAACTATCAAAGTTGCTGATGAAAGGCGAATTAAGAGACACAAAAAGTATCTTTTGTTCTATGGTACTTCGATTAATGGATACTGAAGAATACAGTAACAATTATTGTAAATCTTTGGATTTAGTTCTGAGGCTGTTTCCTGAAATAGATGGAGAATTATTAGAAAAGGAATTGGATAGATATATTTAAGCATTACAAGGATGAGTAAAATGAATTTAAATGAATTAAGAGACAAAGCATATAAAACAGCTTGTGAACATGGGTTTCACGATCAAGAGCTAAGTAACAATCATTTTCTTTGCCTTGTGATTTCTGAACTGATGGAAGCTGTGGAAGCAGATAGAAAAGGAAGGCGTGCTAATGTTGATCGGTATAATAAGAAGATTGCTAACAGCCGCATTTGTCAAGGATTGGATTCTGACATTCCCAAAGAGCGCGGTTACGAAGTTGCATATAACGAAACCATTAAAGGTTCAATCGAAGAAGAATTAGCTGATGCTGTTATCCGCTTGCTTGATCTTGCAGGACTTCGAGGAATAAACCTTGAACTTGCCAATGGAGATATTGATGACTGTATTGAAGATATGGCAGAAGCCTGTAAAGGCGAAACTTTTACCGAATCAATCTATTCCATCTCTACACTTCCTGTTAGGTATGACGGAATATTTGATTTTCCTACAGCCGTGAATGATATGATACTATCTATCTTCGGGCTTGCCAAGCACTTAGATATAAACCTGCTTTGGCACATCGAGCAGAAAATGAAGTATAACGAACTCCGTGAAAAGATGCACGGGATGAAGTATTAACTCTCAAATCAAAAAAATGGATGATAAACGAAAACAAATATTGGTAGATTACATATCCTACCTGTATACGACGGGTAGGAGCTATGATAGCATCGGGAAATACATCAAATATGTGACTGATTTTCTTGAAAATTCCGAAGAAATCAATCGTCATGGTTATTATAAATATAAACATAAAAATGCTGATGCTATGGTGCGCCATTCGTTTATGTGTGAGGCTGTTTGTGATTTATTGTCTTATCTTAAAATCGGATATGGCCGACGGGAAAAGGCTGTAAAGCCTTTGGAGAAACTTGAGGTTATTTCAGAGAAGAATAAGAAACTGCTTAATGATTTTATAATATGGTTGACTGATAACAATGATTATTCCTCTCACACAATTGATGTCTATTATACCTCGTTGAGAAAATATTTTGAATACGCCAATGAACTAAATATGGATAATTGCAGACGATTTATAAAAAGCCTTGAAGAGGAAAAACTTTCTCCAGCTACCATTCGATTACGTATTACAGCCATTGAGAAGTTCTCCAAATGGGTGAAGAAACCTATTGAACTGAAACGACCTAGAATGAAACGCAAGTTGGATGTAAACAATGTGCCGACAGAAGAGGAATATAATAGGTTACTGGAGTATCTGAAAACAAAACTCAACAAGGATTACTATTTCTTCATTAAGGTATTGGGTACTACAGGAGCTCGGCTCTCGGAGTTTCAGCAATTCACGTGGGAGGATATAGCGGCCGGCGAAGTTGTTTTGAAAGGGAAAGGGAACAAGTATCGGCGTTTCTTTTTCCAAAAGCAATTGCAGAGGGAAGTGAAGGACTATATAAAGGAGACAGGCAAGTCCGGTACTCTTGCTGTTGGGAGATTCGGGCCGTTGACTCAAAGAGGTCTTTCACAGCATCTGAAAGTATGGGGTAAACATTGTGGTATTGATTCGAAAAAAATGCACGCTCACGCCTTCCGGCACTTCTTTGCTAAAATGTTCCTGAAGAAAACCAAAGATGTAATTCAATTAGCAGACCTTCTTGGTCATGGTAGTGTAGATACAACAAGAATTTATTTACAAAAAAGTTATGATGAACAACAAAGAGACTTTAATAAAAACGTTACGTGGTAGTGTAGCCCAGCTCAATGAATTGTCGGATATGACTGAAGGCATAGATGTTTATGACGCTGCCGGATATGTTGATACTGAATTTCTTATGGAAGCGCTTTCCTGTGTTAATACTTTTATGGATGCGAGTAATATGGTTATTACGAAAATATCCTCACTGTTAGCGCCGGACGCTCCGGTTGATGAAAGGAAGAGCCAGGCTGATGAAGGTAAGAAATGGAATGTGGAAGAGATACTGAAGCATTGTACTCTTGAGGATAGTGTTCTTAAACTTCCGAAAGTACAATTCAATAAGAAATCCTATGCTGAAGCAAAGAAATGGATAGAAGAAGCTGGCGGCTCATGGCAGGGAGGTAAGATACAGGGATTCACATTTCCTTTTAATCCGGAACGTGTGTTCTCCATCTTGAAAGAAGGTAAGCGATGCGATTTGCAAAAAGACTTTCAGTTCTTTGAAACACCTGCTGATATTGCAGACTGGTTGGTAATGCTTGCCGGTGGAATTCACGAAACAGATACCGTACTTGAACCAAGTGCCGGACGCGGTGCTCTGATAAAAGCGGTCCATCGGTCATGCCCGTCAGTAATAGTTGAATGTTATGAACTGATGCCGGAAAACAGGGAGTTCCTTCATACACTTGATAACGTAATATTGCTTGGTGAGGATTTCACTAAAGATAGTGTAGGAAATTACACTAAGATTATTGCTAATCCTCCATTTTCCGGTAATCAGGATATTGACCATGTAAGACATATGTATGAACGCTTGGAAGAAGGTGGAATTCTTGCGGCTATAACCAGCCGGCATTGGAAGTTTGCGTCTGAAAAGAAATGTGTTGAGTTCCGGGAATGGTTGGAAAAAGTTCATGGAGAAGTTTTTGAAATTGAAGCCGGTGAATTCAAAGAAAGTGGAACTACTGTTAGTACGATGGCAGTGGTTATAAAGAAGTAATTTAAAACGGACAGAAAGGAGGTAAAGTATGATACTTACTACTGATAAGATGGCATTTGTTACCGATCAAGATAATTCAGACAAATACATTGAGGAGCTTATAACTGAGTATGGAACTAATCAATATCGCATAAAGATTAACCGTACGCTTAGTCCACCATATTACCAATTATTCTACGAATGGAAAGAAGGTAAGCGGAAATTAAATCGTGAACTTTTCTCTTCCAGTAAGTTGGGAAAGATTGTAAATTTCATAAATGAAAACATTCAATAAAATCAAGAAGTGAAAGCAATAACAATAAAACAACCATGGGCCTCATTGATCGTTCACGGTATCAAGGATATTGAGAACCGGAGTTGGGCGTGTCCATGGAAATACATAGGACATAGAGTGTTAATCCATGCAAGTGGGAAACCTGTAGAAATGAGAAATCCCAATAGTGTATTTACAAAAGCTCAATGGGATAGTCTGCCTATTGAGTTTCAACGAAAAATAATATGTGCAGAGGGCATTGTCAATTCTGCTATCATTGGAAGTGTAGAAATAATTGGATGCTCTATCAATCATCCTTCTAAATGGGCAGAGAAAACAGATGATAGTAAAGGCTATTATGAAAATCCTATTTATAACTGGGTACTAGCTAATCCTATATTATTTCCAGAGCCGATACCGGCTAAAGGGAAATTGTCATTTTGGGAGTATCCCAATATCAATTCAGAGGACGATATTTGCTTGTGTAATTTGGTCGTAAATGAAAGGAATCAAGTCGTTAGCTATGGAGAGTATGACCGATGTGTATACTGTGGTAGTAAATGGAGTAAATAACAATAGTACAGAATAATAGTAACATAATAGTTAGATATGAATTATACTGTCAATATCTTCTTCATTGTCAACATACATTTTGATGTATTTTCTTAATAAGGTTGGATTATTGACACATTCATCTGTTTTAATTATTTGGAGATTATTCAATCCATATAAAGATGTCAAATTCCAATTTGTCATTTCTTGTAGTGAGCGTTTTATCTCAATTTCCGATTTTGCGTCTTTAGTGAATATTGTAATATTCTTCTTTTGGGGATTAGTGGATGAAGATTGTCTTTCAAAAAAGGCTTTAAAATATTGGCTGTCATTTATGCCTAATGAATGCCCAAATATTGTAATATCATCAGCATCCATTAAATCATATACCATAGCTGGGGGATTATATTGGGAATCAAATGATTTCTGTATAAAATCATAGTTTTTGTCTATGTTTTCATCTCTTGTTCCTAAAATGATATTCCCGTCTAAACATAAGCCATGTACATACTTAACTGCATCATTAAATTCCATAGCAAAACTAGAGTTGGGAGCTATTGCTCCAAAACTTGTATAATTAAAAGAGTATATGACAATTTCATCATTTACATTGCTTTTGATAAATGTTCTTGCTACTGTAGCAGCTATGGAGTTTTCATTAATAGCTTCTTTTTGAATTTTTATTAGGTATTGCATTAACCCAACTTTAATCAACTGTACGGCTTTTTTATCTCGTTCAATTGGAGAATTTAGCACATCTTCATGTGATAAACAGATTATGTAAGAAAGTCCAGGTTTGGATAATACGCCTATCTTTAATAGTCTATTAACAGTCTCAGCATTTGTTTGTATTAAATCATTATATTCAGAAATACCATGATAGGCATGTATCATTTCTAATATTTTTCTTTCTGTGCTATTATATAAATCGAATGGATGCCCATTATTATTCTTAATTTTAGTATAATAATAACTTAGTTCATTCTCCAAATCATACCACTTGACTGCATCTAAATTATCGTTCCATTTGTCATTTAAATGTTTGATTAAAGGAGATGGGTAGTCTTTGGGACAAAATTCAGATTGGCAAAAGTCCTTGTATGAAGTCTTTCTGCCTAAACAAAGGTCAAATCCGTTACCTATTATCAGAACTCTTTTTCTATCTTTATTCATACTGCAAAAGTAAGGAAAGATTATGATAATAAGAACTGAAATTTATATAATTGTTGAACCTTTGGTGTATTGGTTATCCGATACACCTTTATTTTTTTGTGATGATGAGAAAAATGATTGTAACTGGCAGTGAAGGCTTCATAGGTAAAGCCCTCTGCCAAGAATTAGCGAAAAGAAATGTTGAAGTGATAGGTATCGATCGAAAGAACGGTACTGAAGCTTCAAAAGTATGTGAACTTCTAAAGTACGGTGATATCGACTGTGTATTTCACCTGGCAGCACAAACAAGTGTATTCAATGGAAATCTGGAACAGATCCGGAAAGATAATATTGATACCTTTATGTGCATAGCCGATGCATGTAACCAATACCATGTAAAATTAGTATATGCCAGTTCATCGACCGCGAACCCGGAGAACACAACAAGTCTCTATGGTATAAGTAAGTACTTTGATGAACAGTATGCATCTATCTATTGTAAGGCTGCGACCGGGTGCCGGCTGCATAATGTATATGGACCTAATCCGCGAAAAAGAACTCTTCTCTGGTTCCTGATGGAAAAGGAAAACGTGTCATTATACAACTGTGGTCAGAATATCCGGTGCTTCACTTACATAGATGATGTCATTGAGGGGCTTATCTATTCGGTGGGTTGTAACCGGCAACTTATCAATATTTGTAACGTCCAACCTGTGACTACTATGTATTTTGCTTCTTTAGTAAAATACTACAAACCGCTTGAAATTGAGCTAATTAATGAAAAACGGGATTTTGACAATTTGGAGCAGTCGGTGAACCGGGATATCTATTTAGTACCTTTGTCTTACACATCTGTCGAGGACGGAGTAAAGAAGATCTTTGATGAAAGGAAAGGGAAAGATATGTCGTATTGACGACTGGGATAAGCCGGAAGCGGTGAAATGTAAGAGCTGGTCTCATCAGGAACGGTTATGTGATCTGAAAGAAAAGGTATCACTTCACAAAAAGGGTGATATCTATTACATCTCCCAATTCACCCGTTCCAAGACTGGTACCAGCTTTTCAGAAATTAAACAGTCGGAGGAACTTGCATCATTCTTTGCAGAGAGAGCGTGTGAGTTTCTCCACCGCTTCATAGTAGGGGGATATGAAGGATGGTGTATAGTCACCACACCGCGACGGAGACACAACGAGGGCTTTCATTTTTCAACCTCTATCTGTACGAAAATTGCGGGGGCGGTGAAAATACCATTCTATGAGAATGCAATCCAGTGCCTAACTAAAGATAGATTGAATCCGGAATTCTTTCTTCTTCGTCCGATAAAGGAAAAGAAAATAATAGTGTATGATGACATATTAACAACTGGCAGCACACTGCTTGCCACCTATGAGCTTTTAAAGGATAGAGAGCAGCTTCTTTTTCTCGTAGGAATAAATAACAATTGATATGGGAAAGCAAGAGAAACCATTAACATTCAAGCAAGAGAAATTCTGTAAATACTACGTTGATACAGAAGGTAATGCTAGTGAAGCATATAGGATGTCTTATGATGCGTCAAAGATGAAACCTGAAACGATTTGGAGTGCTGCTAGCAGATTGTTAGCCAATAGCAAGGTTAGTGCAAGGATAAGTGAGATTAAGCAACAGAGGGCGAAAGAGACTGAAGTAGAGAGGAAAACGGTCGAAAAGGTATTAATGGATATTGTACTCGCTGATCCCGATGATTTACATTATGTAGACCCTGTTACCGGGAAAACAAAGATGAGAAGTCCGTCCCAACTTCCAAAGCGTGCCCGTAATGCGTTGAAGAAGATTCAGAATAATAGAGGAGTGGTTAATTATGAGTTCAACGGCAAGACAGAAGCCGCCCGGATTCTTGGTGCCTGGAATGGATGGGAAGCCGATAAGAATGTCAACATCAAAGGTGGAGACGGAAATAAAGTCGGTGAACTTCGTATCGGATTTGAAGATAATGAGAATTCGGAAGAATAGAACAATTTGAACTGCAAAATCCGGGATTCATCCTACGGAGAAACCTTACTTTTAGAACAATATGGTTATAAATTATAAGAAGCTAAATCCTAACGGATTCTATCTATTGAAGTACTTGAATGATGAGACTATCCGTTTTATCATTCTCTATGGAGGTTCATCTTCCGGTAAGTCGTATAGTGTGGCACAAACAATACTGATACAGACATTACAGGATGGTGAGAACACTCTTGTCATGCGTAAGGTAGGAGCTTCTATTCTCAAAACCATTTATGAAGATTATAAGGTCGCTGCGATCGGTCTTGGCATCTCCCATTTGTTCAAATTTCAACAGAATACTATTAAATGTCTGGTAAATGGTGCGAAGATAGATTTCTCCGGTCTTGACGATCCGGAGAAGATAAAAGGTATCTCTAACTATAAGCGAGTTCAGTTAGAGGAATGGTCAGAGTTCGAGCATCCGGATTTCAAGCAGCTACGTAAGCGTTTGCGTGGTAAGAAAGGGCAGCAGATTATTTGTACCTTCAACCCGATTAGTGAAAGCCATTGGATAAAGAAAGAGTTTATTGATAAAGATAAATGGCATGATGTACCGATGACGGTTACCATTGCCGGCAAAGAGTTGCCGAAAGAACTTACCAAGGTCAAATCCGTAAAGAAGAATGCACCCAGGCAAATACTTAATCTTCGTACTAAGCAAATCGAGGAACAGGCACCTAATACAGTTATTATCCAATCTACCTATTTGAATAATTTTTGGGTGGTCGGTAGTCCTGACGGTGCGTATGGTTTCTATGATGAGCAATGTGTTGCCGACTTTGAGTATGATAGAGTTCACGATCCGGACTATTACAATGTGTACGCATTGGGAGAATGGGGTGTCATTCGTACCGGTAGTGAGTTCTTCGGTTCCTTCAATCGTGGCAAACATTCCGGTGAACATAAGTATGTTCCGGACTTACCTATTCATATCTCTGTCGATAACAACGTGCTTCCGTATATCAGTGTATCATATTGGCAGGTCGATTTCACAACTGGTACCAAGGTTTGGCAATTCCATGAAACGTGCGCTGAAAGCCCAAACAATACAGTAAAGAAAGCCTCCAAACTTGTTGCAAAGTATCTGAAATCTATCCAATATTCTGATAGGTTATATGTACATGGTGATGCATCAACGAAAGCGGCAAACAGCATTGACGATGAGAAGCGTTCCTGGATGGACTTATTCATAGATACATTGCAGAAAGAAGGATTCGAGATTGAAGATAAGGTAGGCAACAAGAATCCGAGTGTTGCCATGACCGGTGAGTTTGTTAATGCCATTTTTGATTGTACTGTTCCCGGTATAGAGATATACATTGACGAATCATGTTCGGTATCTATTGAGGACTACATGAGCGTACAGAAAGATGCTAACGGTGCCATTCTTAAAACTAAGGTCAAGAATAAAACTACCTTGCAGACTTATGAGGAGCACGGGCACCTGTCTGATACGTTCCGATATGTCGTTGTGGATTTGTGTAGTGAGCAGTATATAGAGTTTAGTAACCGGCGAAAAAGAAACTTGTATGCTTGTAATGGCACTATTAATTTCTTCAATCCAGATACCGAATGTAAATACACTAAGAAGATTCTATATGTGATGCCGAATGTTAATGGGAAATTTGTCCTTATACAAGCGTTTAGATGTGGAAATAAATGGCATGTTGTTGATGTCGTATTTATGGATACTACTTCAACAGAAGA